AAAATCTTCAATATTTTTTGGCATATTATCATCTCCTTTATTTTTATTTATATTATTATCGCCTTTTACTGTTTCCACCGTTGCTCCAGGTACTGCACCTTTAAGCACTACACTGCCCTCTATTACTTCTATTGCCTTTATTATCCTTACATCAACCTCTCCCTTATCTGTTTCCATTTTCCCATATTCACGTTCTTTGATATAACCGCCTACAGACATGTTGTAGTTTGCTCCCTGCAACATCATTGAGTACACCTTTTGAGCGTCTGCATTTAACGGATTACCATTTTCATCAATTCCTAAATCTAACTGGGCTCTGAATTTTAAGTTTCCGTTTTCATCCTGGAATACTTTTAATGTTCCCAATTCTTTTTCCCAGTTGTGCATATGAAGTAAGAAATATGTTTTGTTTTTATCTACTTTATCTAAAGCTGATATATCAAATACATCTCCGTAGCTATCAATAACACTGTGTGTTATCAGCTGACCCTCTATCACGCCTTTTTCTTCACCGTCTTTTTTTAGAATTATGTCAATGCTTTTTTGAAATTTATCATCCATTATTACCTCCTTATACTAATTCACAATGACAGTTAATTATTTCGCCAACATCTGCCTCTGGATCATGCGGATGTTTTAGTCCACAACTAAAAACTTCATCTGCTTTTATTGTTTCTCCGTCGCATGCCAAATGACTTTCCCTATCAGTTTTCCCACCGCCAACGTGCCACCAGGTTTTGTCAAATCCTGCAGCCTCTAGTCCGTTGTGATACGTTACTGTGCTTGTCTGTGCTGTTTCTGTCCTTGCTATCCTTAAAGCTCTGTCCTTAGACATATTTTTGACAGATTTCTCAATATCTTTAGCTATTGCTTTGATATTTTTACCCTCTGCCTGTCCTTTAGTTATTATTTTGTTGATTACTTTTTTAGTTTTATCACTTATGTTAGTCACTTTTTCGGCGACTACTTGCTTACTGTATTGTTCCAGTGTTTTATTTCTGACAACAGGGATAAGCTTTTTATTTACTCCTCTTGCCGTTTGCAAGAATTTAGCTGTTTCTGTCACGCTTTCCTTAATACCGACTTTAAATACAGCAATAAGCTCTTTTTTAAATGTTTCATATGTCAGTAAACTTATAAATTCTTTCGTTTCATCGACACCTCTTCCAAGTTTTAAGAAAACTTTCTTAATCCTGCTGTACTGTTTTGATGTGAGCTTATTTCTCATTTTTAACTGTTTCTTTGCTATCTGTTTTGCCGTTTTCTTATTCAGTGTCTTCAATATTATCACCCTCTTCTAAAGGCTTAACTGGTTCTAATGCCTCACTTAACGGTGTCACTATTCCGCTTATAAGTATCTCATCGCCACCCTCTACGGCAGGATATTCTAATTCTGCCCGTTTTTCGTTTATAGTTAAGTAACTTAATCCATTAAGTAAGTTCATTATTTCAGTTTTATTTTTTTTCAAGACTTCGACTTTGCTACTGTCAATGTCTATGTACTCGCCTTTTTCCAGCTTATCGCTTAATATTGTTGTGAGATGTTTGGCTATCTGTGTAGCTAATGGCAGTATATTTTCAGTATAAAGGTCTTGCTTAGCCTCTTTATAATTACTAAATTTGCTGTTTGTTCTGTCGCCTATAAGGATTGACGGAACATTCATAACGGATGCCGTTATATTTCTGATTTCATCCATTGCCTGTAAGAAATCAAATTCTTTAGGGCTAAAATCCCCATTCCTTATTTCAACATTTTCTCCGTCTAATATTAAAGGTTCTCCAACAGCTTTTGCTCCCGAATTCTCCATAATGTACTCTTTAAGCTCTTTTTTCTTTTGCGGATTAAGAAAATCTTTAAAGAGTGCAACCAGTTCCCGTTTTCCCCCATTTTTCAAAACATTGTTATTCCATTTAGTGATATAACAATAATAATCGTGTAGCATTGACAACGCCTGTATTTTACTTATTCCTCTGCCTACTCCTGCAATGCTGTCATATATATTTACGCCCTTTATATAATGGAACTGTTTCAGTTCCTCGCCTTTGTATTCCCGCATATTTACCCATATACTTTTAATTCCGTTAAGTACGTTGCTTGAATCGTATTCAACTGTATAAGTTCCTCTTTTAAAGAGTATCAATTCTGACTTTGTAAATAAGTCAATACGCATTACCAGCAATTCGCCGAACAAAATATAATAAAGGGCAAAATAACTGATAAACTGGTCTATATTTAATAATGGATTAGGCTTTTCTAATGTTCTGCTCACATAACTGTCTTTAATTTCCTTTACGTTATCGTTATAGCCTTTTTTATATACTCCCCATTCCAAGTTTTGCAGTGCCTCATTTATTCTCGTTATTGCTGCACTTGTAAAGGGATTTTTATACAGTTCTTTTAAAAATCGTTCGTTATTTTCTTCATATGCCCAATCAAAAGACTGGATATATTCTGCTAATGTGAGGGGCGGTTGCCTTTTATTTTTCCTTAAAAATTTAAACATTTATTCCTCCTCTCTTTTGTAATGATGTTTATCAAATATATACGGTGTGTATTTATTAAGCCCATACTTTATTGCGTCAAAGGTATGAGCGTCAATGTTGAACGGTTTATTTGTTTTTGGATTTTTTGCAATAATGCCATCTTTATTCAAATGCCACTTCATCATTGTTAATTCCCTGTAAGTGTTAGGGCATTTAACAGGATCTATAAAAATATTATCGAAGTTCTGCAACTTCTTTACTCCAGCCTTGCTTATATCAGGTGTCTTTTTAGCCCCTAATATGCTTAGATTATTCATTTTGTAAAACCTTATTGTTTTTGGCTCCGCACTATCGGCATACACCACTTCGCCCTCGGCTATTAATTGCTTTATAATATCCATTTCAAGCATTTCTGTATCTGTTATTTCTTTGCCGTAAAATTCATCGTATATATAAAGATTGTTGTTTTCTTCATCTATTGCAAGCCTCACTATTGCGTTGTAAGACTTGGCAAAACCAAAGTCAAATCCAGTGTAAAGATTATATAAGTTCTTAACCGCTAACATTATTTGCTCCTGGTTAAGCTGGACAATATTATTAAGTATTTTTTCTCCGCTACTGCCAAAATGCCCCAGTTTCTTTATAGCTCTTTGAAAGTCATCCTTTTCATTCTCAAGCTCTGCTATAAAGTTTTTATCCAGAAACTTATTATCTTTATAATTGCTGTGGTGCAGGTAAATATTTTCAATGTTCACATCTCCACTTTCCAGTTTGGTAATGTCTTCTATTTTTATGATCCGTTTATTGTATAAGTCGTTAATATCCATCTCAACCTTTGACAATGTTTCTGTAAGCCATTTATAAGTCCATGTATCTAACTCATTAGGATTAGTTGTTATAATTAAAATATTCCTGTTTTTCTGCGTTCTCAAACGGCTTTTAAGTTCTTTAAATGTCTTATAGTCAATTTCATCAGCCTCTTCAATCCATATAGTGTCTATGTCTCTTATAGATTTTATTTTTTTTGCTTTATCCAGCCCCTTAAAAATAAATTTACTGCCATTTCTACGGCAGATTATTTCCATAGGACTTTTATTGATTTTAAAAAAGTCATCTAAGCCTAAATCATTTATTATTTCCACTATATCGGCAAAACAGCTCTCTTTTAATGTATCCTTTACCTGCCGAGTTACCAGTATTTTTCTTTTTTCCTGGAGCGATAACAGGACTGTTTTAAAAGCCGTGTTGTATGATTTGCTACTACCATAACCGCCTAATTCAAAATAAATGTTATGCTTATCATCAAGAACAAAATCTTTAAAATGTTCATTTATATTTACGTTGATATCCATGCTATACCCCTTTAATAGTTATGCTTATGTTTTCGTCTTTTATATCGTCCCTGTTTTTAGCTTTTTCTATTTCTATCTTTTCAAGCTGCATTTCTTCATCAGTTAAAGCCTTGTCTATTTCCAAAAATTCATACGATGTTAAAAGCTTTCCAGTCTTTTTAAGTTCGTTTTCCATTTTTTTGATAATGTCGAACTGCTTTTCCAAAGCCTGTAAATCCTTTACATTTGCTTTTCCATCTTTCGACTTGTTGATAGTTGTTATTATTATGTTCTTTTTTACTTTAGACATGCTCATAAGCATTTCTTTTAAATTAGGGTACACATCGGCAATTATTTCATCTGTCATTTTCTCCGTACGTTCAAGCATTGCCGTTCTTACACTTTCACGTTTCTTATAATAAGTCCTTTCGCATATTGAATGCTTTTGTATAATTTGCTCTTTTGGAAGATTTCTCATAATATCTTCTTTAATTTCAAAATCTTTATCGAACACAACCTTTTTTTTTGGTTGTTTTTTCTTTTTGCTGGTTGCTCCTCTTTTGGTTGTGGTATTCTCTTTTTTTTTAATCCACTTTTCTTTATGGCTCCAGCCTTTAATAGTGTTAAGCTTCACATTGTATTTTTTGGATAAAACACTCATGCTGGTGCCGTTTTCATATTCGGTTTTTATTAACAGCTTTATGTCTTCATTGCTCATGCTCCTATCTCCATTTATTCATCTTCATTTTCTTTTAAATCTTCTTCGCTATAAAATTCTTTAAAATGATTTTTTATCTGTGTTACATCGCCCTTATAAAAAATCAATATATTCTGATGTATCTTAGTTATTTTTCTGCTTATGTTAAATGCTCTGCCAGCTCTTATAGCTGCACTTCCGACTGGTTCTCTGTAAATCACCTGGTTGTAGTAATTAAGCCCAGCTTTTTCAAATGCTTCTATGGTATCGCCTACAAAGTCTATTAACTTTCCTTTCTTATCCCTTACATCTCCAACAACAAATATTGCGAATCTGTTTTCTTTTAATTTGTTGCAGTGATTTTTAATTATCCTGTTGTACTTATCTTTAAATTCTTCATATTCCATATTAGATAAGTCGTTTTCATTGTCACTGTATACTTCTAAATCTAAATATGGAGGACAGCTAAATATTAAATCCTGTGTGCTGTCTTTAACATATTTATCTACATTCTCACTGTCATCTGTTATGAAAACAGGAGATATTTTTAATTCCTTTGCCTGTGCCTTGTTCTGTTCTGTCTGTTCTTCCCTTATGTCAAATCCTGTATATTTAAATCCCAGCAGTTCAGCAACAGCACCACGCACACACCCCCCCGAAAATGGGTCAAGCACCTTTATTTCCTTGCTTTGTGGTGTATACCATTTATAGAATACTTCACATATCGCACCATCAAAAACACTTGTTCCGTAATTCTGCCCTATAAGACTTTTATCTCTTCCTTTGCTACTATCAAAGAGTTCTTTCCATTTATTTTTGATATCTAGCCACGGGCTTTTGTTAGCGTCTATAATGGAAAAAGGCGGTATTATGAATTTGCTTTCCAGGTTGCCCTTTTGCTCCTCTGTTGCAGCTCCATATTTATCCGTCAATAATTCCTCTTTTATTTCCTCAAAACCAAATTGCTCCATGTCTATTTCAGTTATTTCTTCCAGTTCCAGCATTAACAATTCCTCATTAAAGCCTGTATTCATTGTTAGCTTATTATGTGCCAGGATATAAGCTTTCTTCTGTTCCTCTGTTAAATGTTCCAATCTTATAAATTCAACTTCTTTATATCCCAGTTCCTTTAATGCTAAATATCTTCCATGACCCTCTATGATTACATTGTTTTCATCAACAGCAATAGGATCATTAAATCCAAATTCATGGATACTGTCCTTAATCTGTTCTATATGCCAGCTAGGATGTTCTTTAGCATTATTCTCGTACATTTTTATTTTATCTGTACTAATTTTTTCTATTTTCATATTTTCCCTCTCTTTTAATTTCTTTCCCACCAACCACAACCGACCCTTGTTAAACTAATGGTCTCATATATATAAATTAAGGAGGAGGCTAAATGAACAAAAAAAGAGCCATTAAACAAATAGACTTATTTTTTAAATCTATTTATCTAATGGCTCATATATCTATAGTCTTGCCTATTTAATTGTTATCTAGTGATGTAAACTTCTCACTATATATCTTTTTTTATTGAGTTTTCCTTTGTTGAATACGATTCTTATTTCGCATTCTTTTTTTGTTTTTTTTAAAGCTAAAATATCATCAAGTAAATATTTTATCTCAACATCATCTTCAATTAAAGTTTCATATTTTTTGTTCAATTTTACCTCCTATATTATATCACATTTTACGCTTTTTTAAAACCTTTTTATCGTAGATTTTCTCTTATAAAGTCATCTAGTAGCAAGGCAAAAAAGCTGAAACTATAAAGTGAATAATAAATTATTAGCCCCCATTCAATCCTATAACTATTCCATCTGCCCGTTCTTTTATACTCACTTATTTTTGTTATTGTTCTTCCTGTTATCAGAATTGCAAAAACTATTGCAAATCCTAGCAAATATATTTTTAAAAATTTCATTTTTATTCCTCCTCGTTGTCTTCTAACCATTTTAACATCTCAAATTGTCCTCTTAAATAATGCCATTGCTGGCTGTTGATTTCTACATATTTTATTTTTTTCTCCAACTCATATCGTTTTTCTTTTATTTCTTCCTTTGTTCTCATTTCACCCCCTTATAACCCTGAAAATGACTTTTATAAACCTTTTTCAACTCTTTTAATTCTTCATCTGTTTTAATTTCAAAAGGTTCAATATAAAGTTCATTTAATTTCCTCATTAATTTATTTCTGCCTCCGCCTATTCCATGGTCTACTCCTATATGCCATTCAACACACAATGGCAAATAAGTATTACCAATACCTTTGTCATGTTTATATCCGCCCATTGCTCCAGCACTTTTTGAAATATGTGCCAATTGTGCATCAGGTTTTCCTGTAATAACACATATACGCTTTTTTAACATCCACCATACCCAACGCCTGTTGTCTTGTTGTCTATACAGCTGGTGCATTTCTGCCCACATTGGTATATCATTCTGCATGAAATAGTCAAACAGAAAATTTGTGAATGCTATTGCCTCGGTGTTTTTCATCATTTTAATCGCTAAGCTGAATACTCCCTCAAGTTTAATGAAAAGCAGCTGTATTTCTTCTGTTACAAAATCCATCAAATCATCTACCAGGACATTTGCTTTTGTTTTGTTTGTATATTTTTTATCCAGCAGTTCTTCAATTCTTCCTTTAAGTTTTTCTTCCAGATCTGCAAAAGGTTTATAACCTTTTACATTTTTCCCTGACGCTTTTATATAAAGTTTTTTAAGATGTTCTTTTGATAAAAATTTAAAGTAATCAGAAACGCTTGGTTTGTCCTTGCTACTTACCCAGTTTATTTCCACATCAGCCAAATAATAAGCGTAACAATCAATAAACCAATATATTAGTTTCTGGTTTTCTCTTGACATATACTTCATAAGCTACACCTTAAATTTCCCTTTTCTCCATTTGTGACGCATATCCATAAATGCCACACGCCTCTTTTCTTTTGTTTCTTCGCGAGGCTCAAACATATTGTCTTTATTTTGTATTTCCTGTCTTGATTTCACAACGTTGTTTATTGAGTATTTATCATATATTTCTTTTGCCTTATATTTATCAATAATCCCGTCTTCCATTAACATTAGGCAAAATATCATTGTGTCAGGATTTTCCGTATCTCTAGTGACTGGATAATTATCTAGTATATCAATTACCCTTTTTTTCATTTCTCTTCTCGCCATGTTTCCTCCTCAAATAAGCTGTTAATGTTATATTTAAAGCTTATACGTTTCTTTTCCTGTTCCAGTAAAGTTCCTATTTCTTTAACTTCCGCTATATTTATACTTGCCTTTTTCGAGTTCTTATAATGCTCGTAAAATTTTCCAACAGGCACAGCATAAGTTTCTTCTAAATCTCTGAAATTTAGCACCATATAAGCCTTAACTCCGTTCTTTTCTGTTTCCTTTTGCAGATCATATAAAAATGTCATCTGCTCATCTACATTGCTTTTTATATTACTGAAAGCCATTGACTTTCCTAAAAAGGATTTAAGCTCAACAAGGACAAGTTGCCCGTCCTTGAAGAGTATAAAATCGCATAAGTTTCTATTTTTCAGCCTTACCATTTCGCCATTAGCTCCAGTCCTTGTACTCCCGTCTTTAAGCCTGTGCAGGAAAACATTTTCTCTGTCTATGCTTTTCTGAAAGTCATTTTCAAATCTTTTACCTGGATTAACTGCCATACTAAGATACCACCTCGGCATCTTCTATATTGTTACTTAGTTCAATTGTTGCTCCATATATTCCCTGTTTACCGTCCTTTGTTACAGTTATTTTTCCTGCTTTTATTAGCTCTGTAACAATTTCAGTACATTCTTTTGATTTGATATTAGTTTTTAGCTGTATATCCCTAGCTTGATAGTAGTAAGGTTGATTTTCTTCTATGAATTTTAAAATCTTGCTTTCTTTTTTTAGTTTCTCCTTTTCTAATTTCTTTAAATTTTTGTTTTCAGCAGCTTCGAACACGTCAGAGGTATCTTTTATAGTCTGCTCCTCTTTCTTTTCCGTGTCAGGCTGTTTCTTAAGTCTGTCGGCTTTATATTCAATTCTGTATGTTCCGTATTCCCCTTTTTCTATTCGGTCCACTGTACGGTTAATTTTGAATTTAACCATTTTTATTATTTTCTCTATCATTTCAGTTTTGAAAATGTTGGAATTATCAACTAATCCCTTTATTAAGTTTCTTATCATTTTTGTTTTATTGATTTGTAACGCTATAACAAAACAGTCTGCTATTTCCTCAATCATATTACTGTTGTCTTTATAAAAAGATTTTCTCCATGATCCGTGTGCCTCATGCAGTTCTTCAATCTCTTCATACAGTTTCAGCAATTGTTTCTCTGCACCAAAAAATCTTTTTATTTTTAACAGCTTTTCCCTGTCCTCGCTGTTAAGCAATAATTCCTTTACTGTTCCACCAAACAGTTTACTTGAATTGATGTCTTTTATGATTTTCTTCGCTATTTCATCAATCTGCTGCATGTTTTCAATGTCAGTTATTTCTAACATTTCAGACATTCTCTCTGTGAATTCCTGTTCTGTTACGTTTTCCCTCTGATTGTCGCTTAAAAAATTGTTGTATATGATATTTGATATTTTGTCATTTTGAAATTCAGCACTTAATTTTAAATCACTTCTTTTAAAAACAAACTGAACTTTCTTATCTTCTACACTCTTTTTTATTAATTTTGCTCCGTCCAAATTATAATTTGCTTTACATTCTCTAATCATATAATCAACTATATTATTTTCTAACATATCTTACTCCTCCTGAATTTTTTATTTAAAATAACGAAATTTGGCTTTCACTTTCAATGATTTTTTCTATTCTTTCTGCCACTTTAGTCCACGATAACTGCACTTTTTCAGTATTTATGCCAATTCTTTTTACAAACTCGACCCCCTCTGAATCATATGAGCAACTACTTATAAAATCTCCATATCCTGGTATACCCCAACCTCCAGTTCCGTATATATTTTTTATATATTCAACTTTCCCGGATTTAGAACTGCATTTTTTAAAAAACTCTTTCGCTTTTTCAAAATGCCGTTGTTTTAGTGCTTCATCTATATTTTTACCTGTTATCATTTATTTCCTCCAAACTTTTGAAGAATATATATATTCTCTCTCAACTGCTGTAAAAGCTTTTTATCTTCTTTTTCCAGCTTTTTCATTTCTTTTTCTATTTCATCTCTACGCTGTTTTATAGCCTTGTTTTCCAGCTTTATTGTTTCTATTTTTTTAACTCTCATTTATCCTCCTAAAAATATTTATCAAATTTTTCTTTATATTTCCCTATACGCCTGTCTTCCCAATCAAATTTATAATACTTTGTTTTACTTCTTACCCTTGAAAGCAGTTTTGAACTGCCTAAAATTTTAAAGAAGTCCTCAATCTGACTGTCGTTCAAGTTAGTATTTATAATTATTGATTTGTCTGTCTTGTCTATAAAGTCAAAAATAAAATATAATTTTTCCTTTACCCAGTCAGTTAAAAACTCATTTCCTAAATCTTCAAAAATAATCAGATCAGCGTTTCCTAATCTTTTCTTCAAAAAATTAGTTGTCGTTGTCTTTTCTCCAAAAGTTTCTCTAATTTCATCGAGCAGCTCCTGCAAGCTTGTTTTATAAACAGCATAATCATTTTTAAGTCTGTGATATATGCAGTTAGTCCAGTAGCTTTTCCCTGTTCCCTCTGTTCCACTCATGTATATACCTAAGCCATCTTTTTTAATTATGTCAAAATTCTTACAGAATTTCTCAAAACTGCTTTTATATTCTTTTTCTTTTTTATTTTTCACATATGAATTTTCAAAAGTCTGTTCCATTTCTTTTTTATAGATTACAGATATTTTTTTATAATCTGATATTCTATCTTTTTTCAATATTTCACTGATATTAACCGTTTCAACCTTAGTTCCAGTTTTCTCCGTCACGGCTTCGGTCTGTCGTTTGGCTATGCTTTTCATTCGCTGTTCTGTAATTGTTTTTATATCTACTGTTTCCACTTCTTACCTCCTTTTGATTTAAATATCTTTCAAATTTAGTAGATCTAAATAATGTATCAGGTGCTAAATAGTTCTCCCATTCCGTGCCTAACCACTCTTTTGATTTCTTATCAATTACAGTCTTAAAATCATTTTCGGTATATCCCTCGTTTAACCTGCTATTTATAAGTTTCTGCGTAGCTTTACTACTTGCTTTAAATTTTTTACCTGTTTTTTCATTCAAATAATCAATAACAGCACTATATATATTCTTATTATTTATTCTTACTATATTAGTTCTTATTGTATTATTCTTATTTGAGTCGGGTTTTTCGACTGGTGTAGTCGAATTTTCCGACTGGTGGTAGTCGGGTTTTTCGACTGGTGTAGTCGAATTTTCCGACTGGTCGGAATTTCCGACTGGTTCGTTTTGATTTAAATTTATTAAATAATATTTATTAGGTTTTCCAACTTCTTTTTCAACTTCTAACAATCCTGAAACAACCAGCCTTTCAAATGCTGCAATTATTGTATCTTTACTTACATTCATCTGTTTAGCCAAAATAGCCTGGGTTGCATAAAAAAATATTTCTCCATTTTCATTTACCCATCCATTTTTAACAGATAAACGCCAGTTTTCAGAACATAGCATATATAATTCCCTGTCTACTGGTTTCAAGTCAAAATTATAAATTTTCTTTGGCATTTTAAAGAAATTAGTTATCTCAATATCATCAATTTTGATTCTCATTTTTTCACCTCTTGCATTACAGCACAACAAATGATATAATTGCCCTGTTATTGTTTTATTTGCACTCTTTGAGTGCTTTTTTTGTTATAAAGCTTTTGAATCATATATTTTTTTAAATGCTTCTTTAAATTGTTCAAGCATAACTTCTTTAAATTTTATTTTAAACTCAAAATTTTTGTTCCTATTTCCTTTCAATCTATTAAATTCGTTTCTAATCAATTTGAAAATTATGTCAAATTCATCTTCAGTTACACCTTCATCTTCAACAACCTCTAAAACCTTTAAAGCAATTTTATTTATTTTTTCCAAGTTTTCCTTTGGACTGTATTCAAATATTTTAGTTCCAGGCTTTTTGGGTTTCGGACTCGTTGGTTTTGGATTTGTTCCTTGTTTCATTTTTTTACCTCCCTTTACTTTTCCACCTTTCAAGTTATAATAATATCGTCACAACACTATTATGAAAGGAGGCACATATTTTGACTAAAAAAAATATTTTTAATACATCAGCATTTGAGGAATTCTCAGATGTTGATAACGGTTATTTTTTAGATATAAAAACTTCATTCAAAAAATATGAAGCTGTACGATTGTTAGCTATATATCCTGATTTTATTCTTATTTCTTTAGATCAGGATGAAAATGATATTTTATTTATCAATCGCAATGAAATTTTATATTTTAAAGAAAACAACTAACTTGGAGAGGTTTTAATCCTCTCTTTTTCTTATATATGCCCTGCGTTCATAAAATACTTTTAATGTCTCCACTATTTCCTTAAATTCATAAAAATTAACATCATTTTCAATCAAAAGTTTTTCTATTTCCTTTGATATTCTCATTCTCTTTTTATAACCAGGTTCCCTTTCCATCTCGCACCTCCTTGTTTTAATTTTCGCCATTTTGTAAACTGAAGTTTACAGATTATCCATTAAAAAAGCGACTATCCTTTCACAATTTTTTTTAGGATTTTCGCCTGTATTCATAGCTTTCCATAAACCAGCTTTTGTATCATAAAATCCTCCCCTTGTGTTAGGTATTTTACCGCATACATCTTTAAATTTCAGTTTCTTTTTTTTCATGGCAATTACAAAATCGTTATATTCCATTTTAATCACCTCAATTGAGTTATACCATATTTGTAAACTAAAGTCAACAAATAAAAAAAGAGCCTTAAAGACTCTTGTTTTTTTATAAAATTACTTCTGCCAGCTTTTGTTGTACCTCGAAAATAGGAGAATATTTACCAAAAGCAAAATCACAAAGTAAAAATCCCGATGAACCAAATAAAGATAATTCAGCCTCGATATCAATTAGTCCTGCTGTTCTTATAGAAAAATGCTGTATTGATTTATAAGGTACGCTTGTATAACTTCTTTTTTTTCCTGTCAACCCTTGAATATCAACAACAATTAGTCTTTTACTTGTAAAAATCAGCAAATCTCTTATCCCTTGATAAGATTGTTCTATATTTTCTCCTGGGATTAAAATATGTTTCAAAACTTCTTCTGCATTTGAATTTTCAATTTTTGTTGCCCTTGTTGAAAAAGTATCCCTTACTTCACCCACTTTTCTGCTTAAATTCTGTGCTGTTTCCATTCCGTTTTTTACCTTGTCCAATATACCCATTATTATCACTCCTTATTTTAAATTACCACTCTTTGTTGTAATACACTTTAACAAGTCTTCCGTTACAAGTCAACTCATTTTTATCTAAAACTATAATATCCTCGTAATCTTTATTAAAAGAATGTAACCTCATTATATTTTGTTTATCATATATAAGTTGCTTAATAAAAGTTTCTTCCTTATAAGTAAATACATAGACTTTATCTTTAATTAATTCTCCATAATTCGGATTTATTAATGCAGTTGATCCGTTTGGAATATTTCCGTCATCACCAACCATACTTTTACCAATTACTTTTACTCCAAAAAATCCCTCTTTGTAATCCTCCTCAGGAATTAAAAAATCTCCAATTTCAACATCTAAATTAATAAATCCATTCCCAGCACTTGCTTGTCCATATAATAATATTCTTTTCATCGTATCTTTTTCTCTTAATTTCATTATTCTGTTCAATTCTTTTAAATCTATCCCAGCCAACTCAAAAGCATTATTGAAATCTAATTTATAGAGTTTCACAAATTCTTTTAAGTTCCTGATGTCAATATTTAATACTTTACCAGCCTCAATTTTAGCAATTGCGGTATGTGTTAATTTTATGCCATTTTTAAAAAAATAGTCTTCTACATTCCTTAGAGACAGCCCCCTCTTTTCTCTGCTTTCCCTTAAAATTTTTCCTAATTTTTTTATATTATTTTCTTTTTCTGCTATTTTATCCATAATGACACCTCTTTTCTTATTGATATTATATCCTATTTTGGAAACTTTGGTTAACGTTTTTCAAAAAATAAGTTGACTTTAGTTTACAAATATGGTATAACATTATCACAAAGGAACAACGCCTTTTATTTTTTTAAAAGATATGTAAACTTTGGTTTACAAAAGTGGAATAAGGAGGATTTTTTATGAACACACTGGCAGACAAAATAATGACATTTAAGGCTAAATCGCCGACAAACTTAATGAGAAAAATAAAGGAGCATGTAGGAGCTAAAAAATTTCTAATGCACAAAGATAAGATAGTGCTTGATGATACTTTGATAATTTACTACGCAGAAGTAGATAATGAGTTTATTATAAAGAAAGTTGAGGGTTAATATGGCAAGAAATTTATATGACTTAGAAAATGTAACTTTTATGAACAAAAAAGAGGAAAAAATAGCAAACGAGTTTTTAAGAGCAGGACTAAGCTTTCAGTTAGACAGTAACAGCCTTTTATGGACAGAGGGCGGAGTTTTTATAGGATATGTTGAATATTATATTTAAAGGAGATGTTAAAAATGAAAATGACAGATAAAATTTTAAATTTAATGAACGATGAGGATTTGCTTATGAGAATACAAAACACTCTTGATAAATCAAAACATCATGTTGAACTTTACAGCAATGGATATGGAATTTCAATCGCCCCCGATGTTAATAATTCTAACTTGTATCAAATAGCAGTGTTAATTGGTACAGAAGATGATTATGATGTATGCTTAGACACACCGATAACTGATGATGTTATTGAGGGTCTAACTCTACTACAAGCTCATGAAATAGCAAAGCAAATTTCAGAGCTTGATCCAGGGGCAACTGAAAAATTAAATTAATGTTTTATCAAATCCATAACTTGATTGTGGCTTTGAGTAAAATCTTAATTTAAAAAATATTTTTAATCGGTATCTAAAAACATATCGTAGTAATAAAAGGCTTATTTAAATCATTTCTAAAGTCTAATTACTGATTAAAAATATACAGGAGGAGAATATGACAGAAATAACAAAAAAACAATTAAAGTATTCAGCAGATTACTGGCTAACCGAATACGAACTGCCAATAAACGAGAATTATGAAGTTGAGTACACAGAAAAGCAGCTCGATAAAGAGTTGGAGCTACTCAAAGAAGAAGGATACAACAATGAAGAGATAGAATATTTCAAAGCTTGTGTTGAAAATTTTGAAGAAAAAAGAGAAATTGAATTTTTCGACACGGTGGAATTTGAAACTCCATCAGGTGGAAAAGATTGGTATCAAAAAAACTACAGAGTCGAAACAGTGATTCTGACAAGTAAGAAAATAGCTTAGGAGGAAAGAATGGAAATAATTATTTTGTATGAAAACAAAATGAAAAAATTTAATACAGAGAATGGTATTGAATTATATGAATTAAAAAAATTTCTTGTTACAGTACTTTCAAAAACTCAAATGCAACGAACAGAAATTTATAAAATTTTTAGAAATATTCATAGTAAGAAAATAGAAAATGTTTATAAAAAAATTAAAAAAGTTTTTCCAAATGAAACAATAAACATTGATATAGAAAAAACAGGAGGAATTCAAAATGAGAAAAACATTATCTAGTATAGGAATCATGTCCACATTTATGTTGTGTGCGTCAGAAAACATATTTACAGCAGCAATTTTAATGAGCGTAGCTTTATCTTGCCTATATTTTGGTAAAGCTTTCAGCGAAGAAACTTGGGGGTAGAAAAGATGTCAGAAAATTTACAAGATAAATTTTTGGAAGCTCTGCATGATTTAAGCTTATCAATAGCTTATCTCAGAAACAGTTGCCTTTTGCCTTACGAAATTAAAATACTTGCTATCAGATGTAAAATAAGCGAATCCGAAGTATTAGAAACGCTTAAAATAGCAAAAAAAGAAAAATGGTCAATAAAAAATAGGGGGAATAGATGCAATACAGGGAAATAGAATATCATTCAGAAAAAGAGTGGCATGATATACGAAAGAAATTTATTGGTGGAAGTGATTGCAGCATTGTCCTTGGCAGTAATCCATATGACGACGATATTGTCAAATTATGGAGAATTAAAACAGGAAGGGAACAGCCTGAAGATTTAAGTAATAATGAAGCTATCATAAAAGGGAAAGAAAGTGAACCACACCTGAGAAATTTATTTAGAGCAAAAAACAAGCAATATGAGGTATCTGAACTCAATAAAACATTGATAAGTAATAAATACCCTTTTATGAGTGCAAATATTGATGGAGTTCTTGAGCATAAAGAACTGGGAAAAGGAGTATTGGAAATAAAGACTGCAACCTGCAACGGTTGGAAAAAATACGAAAAAGACTGGGGAAAAGAACCACCATTACATTATTATTTACAAGTCCAGCACTATTTAGCTGTGACAGGTTGGAAATATGCCGTCCTGTTTGCTGAAATAACTTTTCCATGGATCCAGGGCGACGACAGATTAAGGACTTATTTTATAGAAAGGGACGAAGAAGATATTGAAGAAATAGTAAAAAAAGAGGTTGAATTCTATAACTATATTAAAAATGATATTCAGCCTCCATATATAAAAAAATTAGAAATTTAGGAGGTAAAAATGGAACTAGTAATAAGAAGTATAACTCCTGCTGTTGTTCAGATGAACATAGAGGAAGTTGAGAAATACATGCAGGAAGTAAAAGAGAAATATGTTGGTTGGGTTGTTTCAGAAGAGGAAATCGGTGTGGCTAAAGAAGAAAGAACTAAGCTTAATAAACTGGAAAAAAACATTTCAGATGTAAGAAAAAGAATAGAAAAAGAAGGAATGTCAAGTATAAAAGATATCATTGAAACTCTTAAAAATGCTGAAAAAGAAACTAAAATGTTATCAAACAATATAGGAACTCAGATTAAAGAATTCGAGGAAAAAGAATGGGAAACTAAGCAGGAGGAAATATCGGAAATTATTGACAATGTTTTCAGAGAAAATCCTGAACTGAAACTTTATATAACTGAAAACAGCAAATGGAAAAATAAGGGTATGACTTTAAATAAAATTGAAACAGAACTGGAAGATCAGTTTAATTCTTTAAGAAAAAAATATAACTTTATTTTAGGACAGTTGAAGAGTGTCAACGAAGAAATAGAAAATAAACTGTCATTTAAAGATATTCAGTACTTAATGAACTGTGAATTTGATGAAATAATGAAAACTTTAGTAAATAAAAAGAACGAAATTAAGGCAACTGAAGAAAATATTAAGAAGAGAGCAGAAGAGGAAAAAAGAAGAGCATTAGAAGAATTGGAAAGAAAAAAGGAACAGGAGAAAAAAGCAGCGGTTGAAGAAGCTATAAAAAAAGAAACAACTGAAAACTCTCACATTTCCTCTACAGCGAAAGAAAAAGAAGTCAGTCAAACAAATATACCCTCAGTTGAAAAAAATGCCGAGAATGAGAAGTATTTTGATACTACAATAAGATTTGAGAATGCTCCACTTTCATTTTTGAAAGAATTGAAAGCATTATCAGATAAATATGAAATAAAATATCAATTATTAGAAAATATAGAATTATAGGAGGAAATAAAATGGGAAGATTAGCACAAGAAAAACAAAATAATGATGATAGATTGATGGTATTCAGAGTAGGAAATGATGAAGTTAAATTAAGCAATAATCTCGTAAAAAGATATTTGGTAAGTGGGCAGGGAAATGTAACAGATCAGGAAATTATGTATTTTATGAAACTGTGTAAGGCAAGAAATTTAAACCCTTTTGTCAAGGACGCCTATTTAATCAAATATACTGATAAAGACCCTGCAACAGTGGTTGTTGCAAAGGACGCTATCGAAAAAAGGGCAATACAACACCCTCAATATAATGGTAAAAAAGTTGGGATATATGTGGAAAATAAAGAAACTGGAGAATTAATAAAACGTGAAGGCTCTATATTTAGAAAAGATAAAGAAGAATTGGTTGGGGCTTGGTGTACTGTTTATCGAAAAGATTGGGATAATCCTGTTACTGCTGAAGTGAATTTTGATGAATATATAGGAACTAAAAAAGATGGAACACCAAACACAAACTGGAAAAATCGACCAGTCACAATGATAACAAAAGTAGCAAAAGCACAAGCGTTAAGAGAAGCATTTATTGAAGAATTAAGTGGAATGTACGAAGCAGAAGAATCAGGAGTGAACACTAGTGAATTAGATGACACACCTATTCAAGTGAATGAAACTGAACATTATAGCAAAACTAAAATAGAAGATGCCGAAGTAGTAAACGAAGATGATGAAGATTTAGAAAAATCATTATTCGGAAAAAATAGTGAAGGAAATCCATTCGCAAAGGTGGAAGAATAATGGAAAAAGAAAAAGTACTTGAAATAGAATTTATGCCTATTTGGGATAAATGGGCATGGAAAGTTATGAAAAATAAATTAGATCCTGGATTTGAATTTGAATATTTAAAAAATAGTAATGCAAATATAATAAGACTGAATTTCGGTTTTGTTATAGATGATCGCTATTTAATAAATGATTCTGAAAAAGAAAAATTAGAAAAATCAATAAAAGCTATCAATGAAAAATATGGAATTCCAAAGAGATGGAGGGCAAATTTTGGTGGAGAATACTGTTTTATAGATGATAATTTTTCTATTAAATGGGATAGAGATAAAGAATATTTTGTTGATAATAGAAAGTATGAATTTGGCAACTATTTAAAATCAAAAGAAGAAGCTAAAGAATATGCTGAATACATGAAAAAATGTAGCCTAGAATGGCACGAAAAGAGGGATAATAATGGCTAGAAAATTTATAAATGAAAAAGGTTTTACAGTCTATGAAATGACTGGAGCTGAAACTATGAAATTTGGTGGATATGGTATATGTGATTACTGCAATGAGGGAGCTGTAAAAGGCTACCTCATACCAGTTCTCAACCATTACTACTGCGAAAAATGTTATAATGAGTGGGTTGAGAGTGCGGAATATTACGAAGAAGATAGATGGTTTGAAAAAAGAAAAATAGAATACTATGATAGTATCTTATTTTAAAACAGAAAACAAAAAGATAATTAAAACTGGAGGATAAAATGGCTAAGAAGTTGAAGAAAAAAAGACCTGATAAGAAAGAAATAAAAAGGGAAGTTGAAGAAAACTTTGACTTCCACTTGCTTATGTTTTCAGTGTATAAGGCAGCAAGTTTATTTTTAGATAAATTTCATCTGAAAACACAGTTTGGAATAACAAGGGGAAATGAAAGCAGAATCATTGACACGAAAAATATCAAAATAAAGTCCTTGAAAGGTTATCCCATTTTAGAAAATTTCGAGGGCATAGGCACTGTAATAACTCAAATTACTAAATCTATGCTGATGTTACATAATGATACATTGAGAAAAAAATATAACCTTGACGGCAGAATTTACACTGATGCATCTTTGCACAAAGCTTATGATGAATGTTACTTAGAATACGGATTGCCTTATAAAATTAAATGGGATGAAGATATTAAATCTGAAGATAAAGAAGTGGAAGACGCATTAAAAACTCTTGCAGATTCCGTTGTCAGATTCAAAGTTGTAGAAGATTTGATTTATAGGGATATTGAAATAGACATCCCAACACGGAAGTACATTCGTACTATGATTACAAAATTCAATAATAGCTTTCTGCCATATGTTACAGAAATAATTGAGAGTTGAAGTTAGAAAATAAGGAGGAAATAAAATAATGGAACAATGGAATAAATTAGTTGGAATGGTAAAAGAATTTTATATAGCATTCGGACAGCAGAAATTTTTAGAAAAGGAAATGACTGTTGATAGAATGAAGTTAAGGGAAAGATTATTTGATGAAGAACAAACAGAATATATTATCGCAGAAAAAAATAATGACAAAGTGGAAA